CAATTGAATATAGTTATTAGCTAACATATAATCTACAGGCGTAGTGTATACCGTAGGATCAGTGGCTACATGATTCTCTATGTGCATTGCAAGAATCTCAGCACCATCCACTCCGGATGCCAACGCGAATGACGTCGTTGGTCTTTGTATCATCTTCGACGTAGTTGATACATCTAGAGGCTTATCTAGGAAGAGGGACTTCGCTAGCATTCCTCCAAGGGCTTCGGCTCCTCCCATAGCTGCTTTCCCGGCGAATGCACCGATAGAAAACTTCTCTGTAGAAGCCTTTGCGTGGGTCTTGGCCTTCGCATAGTGAGTGTTCACTCCTGCCATAGAACGTGACAGTTGTTCATTCTCCATGGAATCCATTTGACCGAAAACCTCGTCGTTGGTTTCGCCACCAGCCGCGAGTAATCTCTTAATGCGCTCAAGATGCTTAGCACTCTTGGTCATAGAGCTCACTCGGTAGCCGTAGCCCGCAACTTCTGGGTTGATGAATCTTGCATAGGCGAGAATCTTAATAGAAACAGGGTTTGTAGCCCCGGTTAGACGTAATGGATGATACACATACACATTAACGAATCCGGAGATACCTCGGGCCTTATTTCCATCAGTTTCATCGTCCTTCATATTCCAATAGTGCAAGGGACCAACCCAGGGTATGTTCATGACGGCTGTCACGGACGTGTTCGCAGAAAGCTCACGGTAAGGCAAATTAACACCTCCCCAGAAGCTACTAAAGGGGTTCACATACTGATTAAGACTATTGTTATTAGCCATACCAGAAATATAAACTATGCGGGCACGCCCTTGATAAGTCATCAATCCTTGCAGCACGAATCTCACCTCAACTGGGAAACGGCCATACTGAAACCTATTCAGCTTTTCACTCAAATTAGGCAGAGCGGTTAGCGTACTAGGGAAGTAGGCGTTCCACAGGGTGGTTCCGGCTGGATCATTGGACGACCAAGAAATATCTCCAATAGGATAGGGGCGCGATAGGACTTCAGTGAGACCTTGATCTGCATATGGATTGAGGGGGGCAGCTAACGACGTTTTCAACGTTAGTATCTCAGCCATAGCATCAGTCTTTCCTGAGTTATCGGTGAACGAAGTAGTTGATTCCACAGTCTGCGGGGCATCTGTGATCTCAG